GGATTGTTTAATAAACCAAATATCATAAATAAGTATTACTTGTTAAATAAATTAATGTTGTCCAGTATAACATAAGAATTGAATAAATTAAATAAGTGAAGTTCATAGGTGCTTCATATTCTTTATTTTTTATTTTGCAATAATTCTTTCTGTAATTCGCAGTAGTGGATAATCTTGTCTAAATCTTCGACTCCATTTTTTTTATCGAATCTACAAATATACTTAATTATACAACCCTGAATAAATGATAGGTTATTCTTTGAAATAAACTCGATTGGTTGGATTTTAAAGTTAGTGTAGTGGCTACCCCCTATTTGCTTGTCAGTAGCTTTCTCTGTGGCTCTATCGTCCTCTAATGATGGTTTATTAGACAATTTTACCTATCCATTCGCCCTTATTATTTAAAATCATAGGGTATAACATAGGTTGTCCATTTATTATAGCACCAGTACCTATTACAAATCTTAAACGAAAATTTTTCGAGTAGCCAAAGGCAAGTGAACTTTGTTTCGTCAGACAACCACATTGTAAAGACCACACTAAATTATCAGGATTACTAAAATATTGGATATTAAACTTACTGTGAAAATGGAACTGGCAAACATTTTTACCATACTGCATCGCTAATTTAAGACCATCTGCTGACATTCCATGCGTAAAATAACATTCTGAACCATCACTTAATTTTAAGTTTAAATCTTCTACCCATTTCCAATTATGATCTACCTCTAAAAAATCATTATATGATCTTAAATAGGCTCTTGGCATACCATGTTTTAATGCTTTTCTATAAATTAAAGATGAATGATTAGAGTGTAATAAAATCATTTTAGGAAATATCTTTTTAAGTTCCCAGATATATTTTTTAGATTGTCTTAACTCATCTCCAGCACTTGGTAAGTCAGGGTCTGAATCATGAAATGATAATGCGTGTTTATCTAATTCATCTCCACCATTTACAATTAAATCAGGATTAATTTTTTTCTTTAATGCTTTTAAAAAATCAAATGCTTGTGGGTGGTGGTAGGGAATATGTAAGTCAGATATACAAAGGATTGATTTATAACTCATACAAGTATTTGTTGTATAACTATTTAGAGAAAATGTAAAGTATTTGGGTCAAGAACACGATTGCTACTGTACCGACTCCATAAACTAACCAAGATGTAAGTTTATCAAATTTAGAATCAATCTTATCTATATCTTCGTGCATATGTTTTAGATGATTTGTTTTTATAATTTTTATTTCTCTAGTTAAGCCTTTAATATGACCATATAAGGCTACAATGTGTTCTCCAGTAGTTCTAGGATTCTTACTCATTTCTTTCTCTTTTTTCTTAAATCTGTATCGTGCTTTCTTGAACCACGCAGATAGGAGTTTACACGAGCCATAGCCCAGCCTGACATTGGAATTTTTGGTCTTGAACCAGATGATAGCCAAGCACCTTGACCTCTACGATATACTTTTTTTAATGTGCCTAATGTGATGTTTTTTCTGTTCTTTGCTTTTGCTCTTAATGTAGAAACAACTCTAGCAGATAAAGGTTTTCTTCTAGCAGCCATTATTTTACTCTTGCTCTAAACATTGAAGCTGGAATAGTAGCACCAGATTTATATAAACCTGACATTTTTTTTAATAACTTTGATCTTGATGATCTTTTCTTACCTTTTAAACCAGATAGGTATTTTTTAGGTATTTTAGTTTTTTTATCTCGTGCTACTTTTCTCATTACTTTTTCTTCTTTTTTTTTTTACTCATTTTGTTTTTTTTAGATGGTCTGCCTCTTTTAGACCCATATGTTCCTTTTCCCATTGGCATAACTTTCTCCTATTAGTTAGACATTTTTCCACCAGACCATTTTGCGTCTGGTAAATCGTTTTTATATTCTCCACCTGAATATGTCAAAACTTGTTTTCTATTAGAACCATCTTTATAAGAACAATGAATCCAACCACTATTAGGCTCTCCCTCTTTCCAAAATTCTAAAATAAGTTGGTCAAAATTACAGTTGTTTTTAATCCATAAAGCTACTTGCAAATTAGATACACCAGCTATTTCAAAATCTGCTGCTTCTCCTAAACAATGTTGTGATGTTGCTTTACTACCAATAGCTTCTGATAATTCTGGGCTTCTATATCCTGATGTAATAGTAACAGGCTTATCAAACTTTGCTCGTACAGGCTCTAATACTTCATAACAAAGATCGCCTAGATTTTTTATTTCTCCACTACCAGCTTTATTAGTTATACCTTTTCTAGTAGCAGTTTGGCTTTTTTCAAATTCTTCTAATGTAAAATGTTTTGATAATTGCATGATTAACTCCTATTTTGCATTTGTGGGTATTCCTGATGATGAAACAAAACTACTCTCGCTGAAAGCCATGTAGATGTATGATGCACTTCTATTTATATTTTGATTTGCTGATCTTAATTTAAAACCATTTGATGTAAAATCCATTAAATTATCACTACTTCCCCCCTCTGGGTCAATAGTATTAGCAATTAAATATCTACTTCCACCATTGTACCCTAATCTTTTATTGTCATACATCATCCAATTTGCAGCATCACTTGAATCAGTACGTTTCACCATAACGAATGAGGGTTTAAATCCCAAGTGAATGTAGCTTCCGTTACTTGACTGATTTCCGACATAGCTTCCAAATTTAGAAAACGATTTGACCTCGCTAAAGCAATAGGCTATATAATCTTGACCAGAAGTAAAACCAACTCCTACTCCTACTCCAATAACAGATGAAGTCATTCCAGCACCAAATACACCTGGACTATCACTAGATGAAGCATTTGTTGAATTTAAAGCTAAATAATAATCTTCTGGTGCAGATGAGTGTAAATTTTCATTGTAAGTATTCCATGGTGAAGAAGCATCTAATCCTTTAGTAATTACCATTTTAGGTTTTACTCCTAACCCATGACCGACAGTTTCATCTCCACTACCAGATGCAGTAAATTTTAATATAGAAAATCCAGCAGTTTGATTTGCAGATACAGAACTTGTTATACTTCCATCTGAGTTTGATGATGCAGAGCCACCAGCCTTCCAGCACCAGCCTACGGCTGTAACCCCACTTGCATTTAAACCAGCACTTGTTCCTAAACTAAGCCCATCACTATCAAATGAAGTTAAAAGTGCTGTTGATGTACCCTCTGCTGCATTATTATTTGTAGTTAGTCTTTTTGTTGCACCTCTTACTGAATCCATCAAATAATCATTATCATCATTTCCACGATTTTTACCCCAGACCCAATCAGGTTGCATATTTTCAGAGCCATCAAGTGTAATTGATCTGTTACTCCCATTTCCTGTCCATAAAACAGTTTGGAAATAAAGTTCAGGATTATCTAAACCATTCGTATAACTCATAATTTACTCCTATCCATATTCTGCTAAATTTTTTGTGTTAAGTGCATAATAATTCTGTGTACTATATTCAAAATTACCATATCCATTTGGATCTGAATTACCAGATGAAATACTAAAAGGTGGACTCCCAAAATTAATTTGTGATGCACCACCACCATATCCAGTTAAGCCAAAGAGATAAGTTGCACCTGTTGTTATTGATATTCCACCAGTTCCACTACTACCACTTGTTGGATCTCCTGAATTTTGCATTGAACCATTTTTAGAAAAATAAACATAACCATTATCAAGATCAACATACATGCCAATTATATCATTTGTTGTAAAAGCTGACCAAGTACCACTTTGCACACTTCCATTTTTATATACTTGATTTGCAGAAGCACCATAGTAGCCTACAGTATCTCCATTGTTATAACTTGCTAATCCAAATTCACTTTCTGCAACTTCATTTGCATCTCTTTCATCACATATTCCAAGAGTAGTTCTTGTAACACCCCCACCTAATGCTGTTACTTTTGCTTCAACATACCATTTGCCAGAAGATGCACCAAATGTTGATGGTGCTGAATCCCAATCGGAAGCTGAACTTGTATAAGTTAAATTTCCATCTGAAAAAGCATGGTCTTGTTTATATAAAGGATTTAATGTTGCATAATTATTAGTCGGTGTATCAGTAGTTTGGTCTATGCTAGTTAAGTTATTTACAGTAAAGTTATTTCCATTACCTGATACATCTGCACCTAGACTTCCAGAGTTTTCAAAGTCTAAATGAAATCCATTTGTACCAAAGGTTAAACCTGATACATCTATTGGTTTCCATATTGTAGGACTATCAGAATCAAACTCTCCAAATGATGTTGGGTCTAATGCTTGTCCATCTATTAAAACTACCTCTGCCATGTAGCCATCAAAAAATTGAGAACCATTAGCTTGTCTTCCAATTTCAATATTAGAACCTGATACATTTAAATCACTATCTGCATTTAGAGCAGGATAATCAGTTGTACTAAATGAACTTTCTTCTGTTCCATTTACATATATTCTTAATCTATGTGCCTCAGTTGAGTTTCCACTATCATATACTACAAGAATATGATACCAAGCTGATACATCTCTAAAAACTCTAGTTGTGACTAAATCTGCATCAAACCCACCACCAAAATAATTATATACCCTAATTCTATTGCTACTATCAAATTTAGCATCAAAACTTGTTGCACTACCATCAGTAGATGCAAAGAAACATTGAGATGAACCTAGTGTTGATCTTTTTAACCAAACTGACCATGTCCATTTGTCTTGATTACCATTTGATTGTGCTCTTGTTAAATAATCTGAACTACCATCATTAAATCTTAATGAGTTAGCTACATTATATCCTGTATCTTTTATGGAGTTAGTTCCAAGTATTAGTGGCATTAAATCTCCAATGTTGGAAGTTCGCCTAATGGTCTTGATTGAACACCATCATCATCTGTGGTGTATGTGTATAAAGTTTCTAATGCTGGAGTATCACTTGCGTTTGTTATAGCAGTTTCCATTTCTGCTTGTTTAGTTCTAACTGCATCTCTGTGAGTAGATATAGCACTTGGTATAGCAGTTTCTTTTTCTGTGTTTCTAGTTATGTACCAATCAGTTTTTGATAGTTCTCCAGATACTTGTTGTTTTAAAGTTCTAATTAATTGTGTTTTTAAACCCTCAACTCTTACATCTCCAACTTCTTTATCATCTGGTAAATTTCCATCATCTGAATCTGCTTGTGTCCATAAGCTATCTGCGTGTGCTTTAGGTATAGCAGTTCCCCATGATCTTGTAACTTGATTGTCTGCAAAAGAATAAGATTCATCTGTGTTGATATACCACTTCTCATCTTTAAAATTAGATGAATCAGTTACTACTTCATAAATACCTATTGCATTTAATTCTGATTGCGACCATAATTGAAATATTTTAGCTGGGTATCTTACATCTCCTATAACCATAGATTTAGGATTTGTAATTAATTTTGATATTGAACCATCTTCTACTAATGCGTACATATTTTAACTTTCACTTAAATTTAATGTTCTTCCTACTTCTTGCCATACAGCACCATTATATCTAAATACTAATATATCAGTTTTGCCATCTGTTGAAGTAAATGTTGGTGCAGTTGAAGCTGCAAATTCGAATACTGTGTTAAATGCGATTGTATGTGAGCCATCATAATTAATTTCTAATGAGATAAAAGCACCCTCAACAGGATTAGTTGGTGCAGAGAATGTAGTGTTTTCTGTTGTTAAATGATATGCGTTTGGCTTTGCCTGTGTATCCCATGCAACTGCGTTAGATGATGATGTTAATGCTTGTTGAGGTATATAAGCTAGATCGTTAAATTTAATTGTTCCTGTACCATTTGTTGTAAATTGAATATGACCATTAGCACCATCTTCAAGAGTTATGTTTCCAGCATTTGTACCATTGTTAGTATTTAAAATTAAATCTCCTGTGCCTTGTGTGGTTAGAGTTGCGTTTGCATTGTTATCGCCAATCTGTACTGTGTCAGCACCTAAATTTACATCTCCTGTTCCATTAGGAATAATATCTATATCAGCATTTGATGTAGAAACTATGTCTTGTCCATTGACATCTAAATTACCACCGAGTTGAGGAGAAGTATCATTTACTATATCAAATGTAACTGATGAATCTGTAAAATCTACTGTGTTTGCAGTAGTGTTAATTGTTGCTAAATTTATGTCAGCACCCCCATCATAGAATTTTAAAATATGAGCAGTTGCACCACCAGATGTATCTAGCCAGATTGTACCAGCTACTGCACCACTTGGTCTTGATGTACCAGAATTAGATGTATTTATAGCTTCAAGAACACCATTTAAGTCTGTTCTAAAGGCTGGGAAAGATTGGTTCGCTATATCGTAATCGTGTTGTGCCATAATTGTTTTATACTCCTTTTAAAACCCTTTTGCAATAAAATCAAATGTTTTTGATACTGCTGTTCCACTTGAATTTTTAAAAGTAACATTAAATCCATTAATAGTTTTACTTTCTACTAAAAAGAAATCTCCTGTTGCCATTCCTTGTCCTGTAATTCCAACTGCATAATTAACAGTTTTAAATGGATTTGTAAATGTTACAGTTTTAGTTCCAGCACCAGATACTATATCATTTCCACTAAATATTCTATCTTCCATATCTATTGAAATTGATACTTCTTGAACAACAGGAGTTGAAGCTAAATCAGTTGAAGTTAAAACAACTCTAAATTTAAAATATCTAGCTGTGTAATTTCCTATTACAAAGTTTTGAAAAGTAGTAAAAGTAGAGTTATCATCACTTGTTGCAATTTCTAAATGTGCATTAGAGTTAGCTGGTGTATCTCCATCAAAGCTAGAATTTTGAGAATCAAATAATCCTGTTCTGTTATCAAATAAATCATCAGGGTCATCAGAAGTTTGTTTTAAAGTAGCTGTAATTCTTACTGTATGTTTAGCACCTATATCTACTACATCTGCGAATAAATAATTACCAGATGCGTTAAAGTCTGCATTAGCAACACCTGAATCAAAAAATCTAGTTGTTTCTGCATCAAAATTTCCTGAAGCTGCATCAAATAATTCTGAAGAATCTAGTCTTAAAGTGTCATCTACGATTACTGTATTTGTTAATGTTCCATCAAAATCAGGGTGTTCAGATACACTAGTTATTGCATTAAAATTTAATGTGCTAGTTACATTAGAAACTATTGCAGTTGCATTAGAACTTGCATTACCTAATTTATCAAATGCTTTTATAAGATAAGTTCCAGCCCTAGCAACTGTACTAATACTTGTGGCTGGTCTTGATACTTTTTCTATTAAAGATACAGAGTTTGCCCATTCTCCAGTTCCATCTGTTAATGTTGAATATCTAATTTGATAAAAAGCTAAATCTAAATCTGGTATTTGTGTCCAAGATAAATGTGCTTCTTGTCCTAATATATTACAAGAAAAGTCTGTTACATCACTAGGTGGTTCAATAGCACCTACTATTTTTCTTTGTGCAGATACATAAGTTGATGATACTCCTAATGTATTAACTGCTTTTACTCTTACATCATAAGTTGATTGGTCAATTACATTAAGAACTCTGTGATTTAATCCTGAACCTTGTGCATAAATTATAAAATCTGAATCTGTACTTAATTTGTATTCTACTTGATAAAAATCTATAAACGAATCAGGAGAAGCACCAATACTAACATCTAAAGCAACAATTACAGTTCCATCGTTATATTCAATTAGTTGGTCAGATAATGTAACACTAGCTGGTGGTTGGATAGTAAATGGATTAGGTAAATTAGTAGATGGTGTAGAACTAACTTGTGTTTTTGTTGCCCAAGTATAATGACTAGCCTGATACTCAACAAGAGATAATCCTATTGTAAAATCTTCGTTAAAAGTTAAACCCATAACTCTAAATGCTTTTGCAGAGAAACCTAATGAACTATGTGTGATATTTACTATATCTCCTATGGCTAAATCATAAGCATCAAAGCTAACATTGATACCAAGTGTTAATGCTTCTCTACTTCTTCTTAAAATAACTTCTGCCATCTCCTCTGCCTGATATGGAGATGTTAAAGTTTTAAATGTAAATCTACCCTCTAATAAAAAACCACCATCAGCAGTTTTCATAGTTGCGTGTTGGTCTGCACTTGCAAGTCCACTATCATCTATTGGTGGAAATTGAATTTCATCTACTTGATAATTTCTAGCTGGATTAACAAAACCAACTATAACTCTATTATATCTTTCATTTTTTGTTGGAATAGATAAATTATATCCACCTATTATATCATCTTCTGTTAATGTTATTGCTGCACTTCCTGTTGTTTCAATAATTAATTTATATTTTCCATTTGTATATGGTAGATAACCTCTGCAACCTTTTAACATTTCTCTAACATTGTCTATAATTTTTTGTGATGTATCTATTGCAGCATTTGTGTCAAAAATATTTATATCACTAGCACCTGAATATGGTGTTACTTGTGTTTCACAAACAACTGAAGCATCATAGAAAGATTGTAAATCTATTTCTGAAATAGCAATACCTTTTCCATATCTTGTATTTGTTAAGTAATCTAATAAACACCAAGCTGGATTTGTTTTATAAGCTGGTGTTTGTGCTGCTAAACCAGAATTGTAAAATACAACTTTTTTACCTTGTATCTTTGCTTGAACTTTAGGTATTCCAGTAAATGCGTCTTGATTCCATTTAAACCTTAATGCTAAATAACATAAACCAGATAATTTATGATTACTTCCCCAAGATGATAATGTTGATAATAAAGATGATGCTGATTGACCATCTGTTCCAAAATGAGGTTCTACTCTAATTAAACTTGCTGAATCTTTGTAAAAATTACTATCTCCACTTCCTACTTCTACTTCTGTTCCATCTGATAATGCACTTGCCCAAGTAACAGCTTTATCATCTACTCTTATTTCTTCTATATCGTTTATTTCTCCCTCTGACATAACGATTGCCATGTATAAGTAAGTGTTATCTGTGCCTGAAGTTTCCATAAAGACTCTAGTTCCACCAACAAGTCTTTCTCCATATATAACAGGAATATTTGCGTCATTACTTTGTTTATTAATTAATAAACCTCTTTCAAAATCATCAAATTCGTTTGTTCCAAAATCTTCTATTTCAGGAACTTTTGGTCTTAATACCCAAGCTAAAAATAATGTAACACCTAAAGATACAAGAGGATTTGCACTTTTAAAAAAAGATACTACTCTTGTTACTGCTTTAAAAATACTACCAAAACCCATTATGCTCTACCCCACTTAATATCTTGTACTGTTTGAGATGCAAAATCCATACCAACATCTGTACTAAAAAATCTTTGTTGAGATGTATTATTAGTTTTACGACCATTCTTTTTTTCAAAGTCTGCCCAATGTGATACTATTGATAAAGCAACTGTACTATCTTTTTCTCCCTCTTGTATTTCAAAACTTTCTATTTTACCTCTATATAATAAAAATGGGTCAGCAATTAAACCATTAGAATCATTTAAAAATCCTCTAAAAATATCTACATTATCATTAACTACATTTTCATTTAATACTGTTGAAATAAATGTTTGGTCTGCACCTGATAAACTAATACTTACACTTGATTTAGTAATATCTGTTTCCTCTGTATGATTAGATATACCCAATATAAAATCACTAGCTGCGTATGTAACTGATGAGCCTGATACTGATGATGTTAATGGAAATGAACAATCTGTGATATTAACAGGAGTACCAAAGCTAATAGTGATAAGATGTACTGGTCGAATATCATTTGTTGCTAATTCGTTCTTTACTGCTGTTGTCAGACTTCTCGTCATATTCCTCGTAAGTTGTTTGTGTTACACTTTCTGAACCTTTTAACATAGTATAATCAAATTTGCTATTAGGTTTCTTATACTCTTTTAAATCATTAATATTACTATCAATCTCATCTTCATTAACAATTATTTCGGCAATAAAATCGGCAGTTATCTTGTGGGTTATTTTATATTTTTTCACTATAAAGATTCTTCTACATCAAATTCAAATTGGTATAAAAACGCACCATCTTTAGCTGTGCCTACTGCACCAAATTCTTGAATATCATTTGTTAAATGTACTGTAAAAGGAACATTGTCATAAGTAACTACTGAATTATCTGTAAGTGCTGTAATTAAAGGTGGCTCTATTGTAACTGTTGAAGCATTACTAGATGCTTGAACATCTGCAACTACCATATAAACTTTATCGTGTGATGCAAACTTAATAAAATCTCCAGCTTTAAATGCGTGTGGATTATCATTGTGGTGTCCGTCCATAGCAATCGTTGTATCTCC